ATAACTTCGTTGGCGGCACAAAATGCCTCACCGATCAACTACGATACTCTGGTATCATACATGACGATGACCCAGAGTCCATCAGCGCAAGCTACACCCAGCAAAAGTGCAAGCACCTCAAAGACGAAAAAACCATCGTCCAAATCACCTACCACCCACCAACCAAACCAGTGACCAAACTCTCATGCTTCCAACTACAACGGCAGGAAGCTCCACAAACACTCACCTCGCAGTCAAGCAGTTGACCAACTGCTTAACGGAGATAATTATTATATAAGGAAACTTTTGCAAAATTGTCAAGCACTGATATGTCAGACAACTCATTACCAGAACCTGATCAAGAACTTCCAAAGCAAAAAAAATTAGGAAGACCATCTTCATATACTAAAGAATTAGACGAAGAAATCTGTGACCGAATAGCTAAAGGTGAGACCCTTCGCACCATCATTAAAGACGATCATATGCCTGATCGCATATCAATCTATCGCTGGCTTGAAGTTAATGAAGAATTTCGTGACCGCTACGCTCATGCTCGGCTACAGCAAGCAGATAACTACTTTGAACAAATCGTAGATGAAGCATTCTCATCGCATGACGCACAGATCGGCAGGCTACGCATAGATGCTCTCAAATGGGTAGCCTCAAAAATGCAACCGAAAAAGTACGGAGACAAACTGGAGATCGAGACCAAAGGAGACTCTGCCATTGCAATCCAGTTTGCGATACCTGAACGCAAGCCTGAAGCAATAGAATTGGAATCAGGGAAGCTACCAGCACCGCATGAAGATCGAGTTTGAAATCCGACTCACCATCACTGCCAATGGATGCCCAATCGGCCCAAGGTTGAGTAGAGGTAAACCGATGCCTCCTTATGCGTATACTTATTCAATGACCGAAGAAGGGCTAAAACAGGCGCAAAATGACATGGCGGCAGTGGAAGCGTATGTCATTGATAATAGCAAGATTATAAAGCGAAAATGACAATAAGTTCTGATAATGCAGATAATAGGTAATTGAACACAATAGATAGATTTAACCAATAGATAACAATAACTTATATGGCAAAACGAGACTACTACGACGACCCTGAAGAGTATTGGCGCGAGAAGGCAGAACGCAAGGAGCAGGACGGCATTGAACGCAGGGAACGCTGGGAAAAAGAGAATCCCAATCATGTCTACGGACAGAGTGAACCTCAACCACCAAAAGACGAATAACCATGTACATCATATCCCGCATCTACAAAGCAGAAAACGAAGCAGACAAGCAGTGCAGTCTCGACCCGCTGCACCCACCTCGGCGCATCCACTGGAGACTGGAGGACGCGAAGAAGGAGGCGGCACGATTGGCAGCAAAGCATCCCGGTATGCAGTTCATCGTCTTTCAGGGTACTGACGCAGTCCTGTGTCCTGTAGCACCAACGCAGTGGCTCAAGCTATGACCGACAACGAACTCACAGAACGGGTGGCAGAGGCACTGGACGAAGAAGAGATCACCTTGGCAGACGGGTTCGCAGATGCGTTCTTGGGCATAGGCAGGCAGTTTGGCAAGCCGATTGCAGTCTATAGCAGGCGCAAGTGCATCGAGATTCTCATGCGAGACATGGACGAGGAGCAAGCCGAGGAATATTTTGAATTCAATCTGGCAGGCGCATGGATCGGCGAGACAACGCCTATCTATCTGGAGGAACTGGAATGAGAGATCAGAAAGAAGAAAACGAACTGCGATTCACCAAGCTCGTCATCACCGAGATGATCTATCGAGCGTACCTCGATGCTACCAGCAAGACTGAAGGATACATGAGACCGCACACTGACAATGTGGCTACGAAGCATCAGGAGTGCGCCATTCACTTTTTGAAGAGCAAAGAATTCAAACAACTATGCGAAGCGATTGGATGGCCTTGGGAGGCTATCAGGCGCAAAGCATTCACAACACAACGCAAAGGAAGGGACGACGAATGAGATTCCATATATTAGGACTGCCGCATACAGTGACGAGCAAAGAGTTTAATGCCTGTGCGTACACGCAAAAAGTGGTGAAATTCGGAAAGATGATGACCGCAAGAGGGCATGAGGTCATCCACTACGGGCATGAGGATAGCGACCTGATCTGCACCGAGTCAGTTTCAGTGCTGACCAACGATGACTGGAAGGTGGCGTATGGAGACCATGACTGGAGGAAGACCTTTTTTAAATTCGACATGGGAGACCATGCTTACCAGACCTTTTTTCGCAATGCGATTGAGGAGGTAGGCAAGCGCAAGCAGAAGCATGACTTTATCTTGCCGTTCTGGGGATCGGGAGTGCGTCCAGTCTGCGATGCCCATCCAGACCTGATCTGCGTGGAACCCGGCGTTGGCTACGCAGGAGGTCACTGGGCGCAGTGGAAAGTTTTTGAGAGTTACGCAATCTACCATGCGTATTGTGGCTTGCAGGCAGTCGGCAATTGCAGGCAAAACAATTACGAGGTGGTCATCCCAAACTACTTTGATGTCGAGGATTTCGACTTCAATCCCAAGAAGGAGGACTACTTCCTGTACCTTGGGCGAGTCTACAGTGGCAAGGGAGTTGACATCGCGATTCAGGCTACGCAGAAGGCAGGCGTGAAGCTAATCATTGCTGGTCAGAAAGAGGAAGGCTACCAGTTGCCAAGTCATGTCGAGTATGTCGGCTACGCTGATGTACCAACGAGGAAGCGGCTCATGGCAAATGCCAAGGCGAGCTTCCTGCCGAGTCAGTATGTCGAACCATTCGGCGGGGTGCAAATCGAGAACCTGTTGTCAGGAACTCCGACCATTACGACTGATTGGGGATCATTTGCCGAGAACAACTTGCATGGCATCACTGGCTATCGGTGCAGGACGATGGGCGACTATGTCGATGCAATCAAGCATATCGACAGGATCAAGCCGCATGATTGCAGGGCATTCGGTGAAAACTTTACGCTTCAGGCAGTTGCGCCTATGTATGAGAAGTATTTTGAGGATGTGCTGGATGTATACGAAGGCGAGGGATGGTACTCCGAAGGCAATGGTATTCATGCCATGAATAGATTTTATCCAAGCATATGAAAATAATTGATGTTGGTTGTGGCCCAGCGATTTATGTAAACGCATTGCGTGATGCTGGGCATGAAGTTGTAGGCATTGATCCTGACCCAAGATGCCCAGAGATTGTGATGTCAATGTTTGACGCAAAAGGCAAATACGACTTGGCATTGTGTCTGGAGGTGGCAGAGCATATTGACGAGTCGCTGGCAGATGATGTTGTTAGAACGCTAACGGAGTTAGCACCTGTGATTATCTTTTCTGCGGCATTACCAAATCAAGGTGGGCATGGGCATATCAATTGCCAACCAAAAGAGTATTGGGAGCATAAGTTTGGGAAGCTAAACTATGTTATTGATCGTGATGCAACGCAGCACTTCATTGATTTCATGCGGTCTGGATACCATATGGGATGGTTGATAAACAATGTTATGATATTCAAGCCATATGGTGATGTTTGTTACGATCAGATTATTGCCGAAGAAACTCCGCAAGCAATCAGAGTTGCAGAATGGATAACTAAAAACATATGAGAACTCCGACACCTGATACCGACGATTGCGTAGAGAAGTGGAAAGTATTCACTGCTGGCGAGCAGTTGCTGTTCACGCGCAAACTGGCGAAGTTGCTGGAGCAGCAGAGGGACGAGGCGAGGTATGTCGCGTACGGGTTGTCAGGCGGCAATGTGGGCAAGAAGATCACGGCAAATTATCCACTGACGAAGGTCTGGGGCAACCAGTACAAACGCATGGTGGCAACGCAGGCGCAGAAAAGTAAGAAAAAATAAATATGCAAATAAAATTAAATGCCAATGAAGTTTTAGTTGCTGGATATATTGGGATGAGAAGAAACGCAGAATCATCATTTAGAAATAGAAGTCCAAGATTCCCAGAAAAAACAATTGGTGAATTATGGGGGTTCCATATAGAAGCGGCTCATGCTGAACTGGCAGTTGCAAAATATCTTGGAATTTATTGGGGATTTGGAGTAAATACATTTCACGCAGAAGATATTGTTAATACAAAAATAGAGGTTAGGTGGTCACCAAGGAGTAATGTAAAGGTTCGCGAAGATGACTTTGGTATAATTGTTTCTGTTTCTGGAAAATGCCCAACATATAATTTAATGGGATGGATAAATTCAGATGATGCAAAAAAAGAACAATATTATTATAAAAATCCACCTCCATGTTACTTTGTTCCTCACAATAATTTAAATGCAATTGAATCATTAAAATTTAATTTAAATCAACAATGAGCATATTTGAAAAGGCGAAGAACTTTGTATCGAGTGCTGCTGCTTTTGTTGCAGCAGGTTTGCCATGCGTGGAGGAGGGAGAAGTAGCGCGGAGGCTACGCATCTGTGCTGATTGCGAGATGTTCGATGCGGCAGGCTATGGGGGGATGGGCAAGTGCCGAGAGTGCGGGTGCAATATGGAGATAAAGACTGTTATGGCGACGGAGGAATGCCCAAAGAAACTATGGTAACAGAGGATCGTGTTCAGAGGTCATTGGACATCGCTCGCAAGGTCAGGGAGCAAGCGGATCGGCACGATGTCATGGGAATGATATATGCGGCAGAATGGTTGCTGAAGAACATGGCGACTGGAGTGAATGGGAAGATCGTGTTGGGTGAAAAATTAGCGAAACAAGTAGTATCACAGTATGTGCAATCGTTGCTGAATGCCGACCAGTTTGAAGCGGCAGCAACTGTATTGTGGGGCGAGGCAGTGTACGACTGGCGACCACATTCCGCGCAGGAGACATGGAGATGCTTGTTTGAGTACGACAAGTTGCTGATTCAGGGAGCAGGCGCAATGGGCAAGACTTTTAATGCCGCCGCATGGTTCCTACTCGATTGGATGCGAGACCCAGAATACACCTGTGTCAAGGTGGTTTCCCTGACCGAAGCTCACGCGCAACGAAATGTTTTCGCTGCCATCAAGACCTTTTACCGCACTGCTCTGGTTCGCCCAGAATTTGAAGGATCAGAAGATTTGGTGAAGTCGATTCAGGCCAATGACGATGACAAGAACGGCATCCATTTGGTGGCAGTGCCGAAGGGCGATAGCGGCATGGGAACGCTTCGCGGATTCCATCCGAGTCCGAGGTCGAAGGCGCATCCCAAATGGGGCAGGATGTCGAGAACTCATGTTGTGCTTGACGAAGCGGAGGAAGTGCCAGCAGGAGTCTGGGAAGGCTTGCAGAACATCCTGTCTGCCGCCGATACGGAAGGCGCAAAAGGCCGAATCAAAATTTTTGGCGCGAGCAATCCGAAGGATAGAACCAGTGAATTTGGCAAGAGATGCGAGCCGACCAGAGGATGGCAGTCAGTGGACTGTGAAGAAGATTTCGAGTGGGAGTCGCGGGATGGATGGCATATCTTGCGACTGGACGCAGCAAGATGCGAGAATGTGGTCAAGCGCAAAATTGTGTTCCACGGGTTTCAGACCTTTCAGGGATATCAAGCGTACGAGGCGCGAGGGAAGACGGCAGAGTACTACTGCGCCGACACAGAGACGGAAGTTTTATCAAAACGCGGATGGTTGAAACACAATCAGCTTAATGTTGGAGATACGATTTATACTGTAAATATTGATACTGGTCTTGCAGAGTGGCAAAAAGTCAAAGAGGTATTTGCAAAACATTATGACGGAAATCTTGTATCCATTGAGAGTCGCCATATTTCTGCACTTGTCACTTCAAATCATAGGTGGGCGACCACAAATAAGCAGATACTCCAAACAAAGAAAAGTTTTCGTCTCAAAATCAAAGAAACATCAAATCTTGCAAAGCACGACATGATTCCGTTGTGCAGAAAGTCTATTGATAATGAGAAACAATATGATGAAGATTTTGCAGAACTTATTGGATGGATTGTTACAGATGGAAGTTTTAGTGAATACAATAGAGTTTTTATTTACCAATCTCAAAAAGCAAATCCACACAAATGCGATAAAATACGCGACCTTTTAATTAAATTAAGGCATCCGTTTCAAGAATCAGAATATAATGGAATCATTCACTTCAAATTTGCCAATAAACTTGGCAAGATGGTTAAAGATGTAATTCCAAACAAAAAGCTAACAATTTATTTTATTGAAAAGCTAAATAATGATGGGAGGCGCAGGCTTTTTGAGTCAATGGTTCTTGGTGATGGTGGGGTTCAAGGTGGCAGCACAAAATATATTTGCACCAAAGATAAGGAGCAAGCTGAAGTATATGCAATTTTAATAAACAGACTTGGCATGGCAAGCCGAATACACGAAAGATTTGTTAAAGGTAATTTTATCAAACAAACAAATTACCAGTCCAGAGGATGCACGATGTATTATGTTGATGCATTAGAAACAAAAAATGTTCGTGTTCAATACATGAACATGAAAGAAGTTCCATACTCTGGAGTTGTATGGTGTCCAAGAACAGACAACCAAACATTTTTTGCAAGAAGGGATGGAAAGTGCTATTTTACTGGAAACACAATGGCACGGGGATGGTTTCCGCAAGAGGGAATTGCAATGGGGATAATTACCCCTGCAATGATGGACAATGCGATGGGTACTGTGAGATTTATCGGCCCAGTTGTTCCGCTGGCGGCATTCGATTTGGCGTTGGAAGGAAAAGATCAAGTTGTCTGCTCGCACGGCAGGTTTGGATTGAGTGATGGATGGACACCGAGGAGTGGATCATTTATCCCGTGGCGCAGTCCGAGAGTGGTGCTGCAACTCGACTCCCAGATCGACTTCCCAAAGAAAGCGACTCTGGAGCAAACGAAGCAAATCATGGATTTTTGTAAGCAAATGAAAATCGCGCCGAATTGGCTATGCGTTGACCGCACTGGCAATGGCGCAGGCATCAGTGACGCATTGTGCAGTCTGTTTGGTAGTGAGGTATTGGGAGTTAACTACTCATGGGCAGCAAGCGAAACGCACATTTTGGGAGAGGATTCCCAAAAGGCGAACGAGTTGTACTCTGGAGTGGTGACTGAATTAATTTTCGGTCTGGCGAAATATTTGGAATTTGAATACCTGAAGATATCGCCCAGTTTCTCCAACGAAGATTTGGTGCGGCAAGCAATTGCGAGGAGGTACAAGCAGGCAGGACAGGGACTTGTCAGGGTCGAGAGCAAGGGAGATTTTGTAAAACGAACGAGGCAAAACTCTCCTGACCAATTAGATTCATTGAGTTTGCTGGTTTATTTGTTGCGGCAGAGGGAAGGATTAGTTGCTACGATGACTGAACCGAAAAAAGAAAAATCATTTGAAAAACCGATGCAGAGTATTGAAAGTATGGGATATGTTGATTTTACGGAATAAAATTAAAATTTGAGTTAAAAATCGCTTGATAAATTAAATTTTAGAGTTAAAAATGGAAATTATGCACTAAAAAATGGCAACGCCGATTCATGGATTCAAGCCGCCGGGAGGATGGCATTACAAAGATGGCGAGGTACTTCTTGAAGCTAATACGCTCAACGAATTGTACTCTGCCGTAGAGCATTATCGAGCCGAGAACTATCTGCCGATTGGCGATGTTAAGGGCGATATCAATGCGTTTCTTTGCGGCAGTTATCCAACCTACTGTCATGGAGTTGACATGGTAGTAGTTACGAGTGTCACGCCACCGAATCGCGAATCCGAACTGCTTGGAGACATTACGACTTGGGCGAAGAATATTCTTAATTCAAACAAGCAAATCCGACTTGTCAGTGATGAACTTGCCGAGGCGCGAGCGAAAACCTGTCTTGACTGTCCGAGGAACATTAATTGGCGAGCAGGTTGTGGTGCTTGCATCACTGCCGCCGACAGGGTCTCGACCAGCATCCGCAAAGCACGGGACACTGATTCAACTCCTCGCCTTGGTGGTTGCGCGATTATGCGGCACGACAATCGCAGTGCGGTATTTTTCGACTCTGAACACTTTGAACCCAGTGGCGACTTGCCAGCGAAGTGCTGGCTAAAACAAACGACATGACTACTTCCAAACCGATTCCCGCAATTGTTACCAATACCTACGCAAATAAAGCACCTCGCCTCCGAGACGGAAGCGATAAGGATCAGCGCATTGATCTTGAGATTAAAGATCGCAGCAGCAACGGAACAGGAGATGTTGTCGATCCCAAGACTCTCCAAGTACGCCGAACATTTCGGGACGCATCGCAAGCCCACAGTGCCTACAAAAGACTGAAGCAACAGAATGTCGAGCGGAACCGCAAAAATGCGTTGATTCAAAAAAAGCTCAACAACGAACCTCCGTACTCTCCAAAAAAACTTGAGTCGATGGGGCAGAACTGGAGAAGCAATCGTCCAACTGGATTCCTATCGATTCTTGTGTCGCGCATTCAACCTCCATTTAAACAAGTCATCGATGGCGCATCGACACTGACATATAGCAAGTTTCCAGTTCAGAGCATCGACTCCGAGCAGAAAACGAAAGTGTTCCGCGAGGAAATTACAAAATGCATTCGCGGATGGAATGGTCTGAACGACCTCATCGCGCAGGTTGTGCATGAGAACACTTGCTTTGGATTCACCGCATTGTGCTGGGATGACACGCGAGATTGGAAACCTGAATTTATGCGGCAGGATTACACCTTCTTCAGCATCGAAACCCCGCAGCAAGCCGACCAAACGCCAATCTGGGCAAGAAAACGCAGGTATCAAATTGCCGAGTTGTTGCCGATCTTGGAAGACCCTGAAATGTCTGCACTGGCGGGATGGCATATCAAGAATTTGGTCAAAGCAATCAACAACGCGAAGCCTGCTGGAAGGACGCTCGATAGTGACGATGATGCTCGCCGATACGAAGACTGGATGCGGGAAGGAAGCTATGGAGCAAGCTACGAGAATGACGCAAAGTATGTCGAACTCGGTGAACTGCTGGTGAAAGAACCGAACGGCAAAATTTCGCGATATCTTTTCGATGACAAGTCTGGCGACGAAATCTGCACGCAACTTGATCGATACCACAAGATGAGTGAGTGCCTTGCACTCTTTGCCATCGAGGTTGGATCAGGTGCGCTGATGAGTTCCCGTGGTGCTGGGCGCGACTTGTACAACACGCACATCGCAGTCGATAAGGCGCGAAATTTGATCATCGACAATACCTATTTGCGCGGAATGTTGCTGCTGCGAAAAGGCCCAACTGCGAAATCTGGAATTGCTCCGTTGACTGTCAACCATCCAGTGGCATTCGTCTCCGAGGGATACGAACTGCTGCAACAACAGATGCCAGCGGATGTCGAGGATTTTATTAAACTTGACCAGTTCATTTCAGGTCTCGCAGAGGTGCAAGTGGGTACTTTCCTACCATCTTCCGCAATCGGAATTCAGACTGGAGACAAAACTGCGTCAGAAATAAACAGGGTTGCCGCCATTGAAAACCAAATCCGCGAAGGAATCCTCGGTCGATGGATGTTCCAGTGGAATCAAGCAGTGCAACGAATGCAACGAGGCATCTGTCATCCAGAACACATCCGCGCAGCGTCTGAATTGAAGACATTGCTTGATGTCGCAAGAATCACCAATCCTGACTCTGTCTGGGCTAAACGCGAAGTTGTCGAAGCATTCACAGAATCGCAGATGGAGATGCCATCATTCTTGGTTCCATTCGACATCCCTCGTCACCTTGATGAAGACGCAATTGATTGTTGCTTGAAGATGCTGGAGCGCAACCTGCCGCCTTCCGACATTATGCTCATGGCTTTTTCGCCAGCGCAGGAATTGCTCACTGACAATCTCGCGCAGGATAACGCAATTCTTGATCTTTTGATCCAACGCTACACAGGCAACCCAAATGTAAATCAGGCCGAACTGATGAAGCTCGATTGGTCACGCAAGGTTGGTCAGGAACTGGCGAATTCCATACTCCTGCCGCCTGACATGGTGCAGGCGAATGCTATCGAGGCAACTCGCCAACAGGTCATCGAGCTTCAATCCATTCTTGCTGGTCAGGAAGTACCAGTGTCTCCGAGGGACGATGACGATATCCATTTGCAAACTCTCACCGAGAAGCTCATGCCAGTCATCGCCAATGCTCCAGAAGGCAGTCTGCCAGTCGAATTGGTCGAGCCATTCACAAGGGCAATGCAGCACTACGCATCCCACATTGCAGCAGGCGAGGGCAAGGGAATGGACAAGCAAAAAGCAGCGATGTATCGCGAGGGCTTGCAACTTGCCATCCAGAAACTCACGGCAGGTACGGCAACGCCTCCTCCAGACAATCTGATGCCAGCAGGCGCATCAGTGCAGCAACGAAGCATGGGAACAGGTCGCAGACCCTCTGTGGCGCAAGCAAACATGATGGGTGATGCATTGCAAACAGTCGCGCCTTCGCAGGGACAAACGATCAACGAGGTTGCCGCACCCGCTAAACCTCCAACCGCAGGATAAAATTATGACTAAAAAAAATAAAGATACCAAAGCAGAAGAGGTGACTCCTCTTCCTACCCGTAAGGAAAAAGAAATGGAACTCGACTCGCTACTCTCCGCAGAGGAGCAGGACGCTTACGAGAAGCTCGATAAGAAGGGCATGAGTGACCAAGGCATCGTCTCTCCAGAGCAGTTGCTGGAGGCAGGCAAAAAGGTTTACCGCAAAGGCAAAAAAGCAGTCGGCAAAATCGTCGAAGGCGCAAAGAAAATGCTCTCTGGAGATAAAGAAGAAAAGTGAACTGGGAACCAGAGGACATTGCTCGCCTGCGCGAGTACAACGCGAAAACAAAACTGCGCCTGCGAAGCTACCTCCAATCGCGAATCCCTCGCGTCGATGGCAAGACCATCGAGGAGGTAGCATTACAGGCGAAATACAAGGAAGGATTTGAGTCCGCACTCCGCGAACTCGATGACCTTGCTGTCTCGCCTGACGGCAAGGACGATCCCTCGGCAGGAAATTTCATAACAATGTGACCATGCAAATTGTAAAAAAATGAAAGCAAAACCAGCAGCAGGAAAAGCCTCGGTCAAGGTTGTCAAAAATGCAGCGACTGGTAGGACTCGAAAAGTTTCCTACGGGCAGGCAGGCAAAGCAAAAGATGGCGGCAAACGAATTCGACCCGGCACGGCAAAAGGTGATGCCTATTGCGCTCGCAGTGCAAAAATCAAAGGCGACTGGAAGAGTGATCCGAACTCACCCAACAACCTCTCGCGCAAGAAGTGGAAGTGCCGAGGAAGCAAATCAATGAAGTAAGTTTATAAAAATTCACTAAACTCACTAAACTCACTATAAATAGTTTATCAACTTATACACTAAACTCACTATACATCACTATAATCTAATATAAATATGGAAGATACACTCGAAAAAGAAGAGATGCCAGTAACTGGGCATGGTAACCCGTCTCTCGACGCTGATCCGATTGACGAAGACACTGAAAACGCAATTGACAATGCTCTTGATGAGGCACTTTCGGAGACCGAAACTCCAGAAGTTGTCGAAGAAGAGCAAGAAATTGTGGAAGAACCACAACAAACCGATCCTGTTGAGCAGGAAACTACACAAGTTGAACCAGTTCAAACCCCAGAACCTGTTGCGCCTGCTGAACCCCAAGTCGAAATCGACCCAGAAATCCAGAAAATCGAGCAACCTCGCAATCTTTCGGAAAAAAACCAGTCAAATTGGCGAAAATTGCAAGAAACTGCGAGCGTTTATAAAAAACAAGCGCAAGAAGCGGAATCTTTGCGCCAAAAACTCGTTGAGTACGAACAAAAACCTCCCGCGCCAGCAGATTACGATGAATTGCGGAAATTCCGCGCAGTTTTTGACATCCAGAGTGATCCAGACTTCCAAAACAAGTACGATGTGCCAATAAATCAAGCGAAAGCAAACATTTATGGCATAATGAAGCAACATGGTGCAAGTGATGAACTATTGCAAAGCATCGAGCAACAAGGTGGGCCTGACAAAATCGACCAAAAGTGGTGGCAGAGTACACTGTCCAAGCTACCAATGACTGATGCCGAGCGT